GAGACCGCCGAGCAGGCCACGGCCTGGATCCGCGACTACTTCGGCCGTGCCCGCGACAACGACTTCCTGATGGGCCGCGGCTACCGCAGCCCCGAGCACGCCGGCTGGCAGTGCGATCTGGACTTCCTGCTGACCGACAAGGGCATGAAGCACGTCATCGAAAAAACAAGGACCGCAGCATGAACGCCCGCTCCATGCCCCCTCTGGACGAAGATTTCGACGGCGCCGCCGCGATGCCGCTGGCCAGCTTCGAGGCTGAGCACGCCGTGCTGGGCTCCCTGCTGCTGAGCAGCGGCCTGTACGACGTGGTGGGCGACATCCTGCAGCCTGCGGACTTCGCCGACGAGACCCATGGCGCGATCTACGGCGCTATCTCCGCGCTGGCCGTGGCCGCCAAGGCTGTGGACCCGATCACGGTGCACGAGCAGCTGGGCGGCCAGGTCGATCTGGGCTACCTCACGGCCCTCTTCAACGCTGGGACTGTCAACGGCTCGTCGGCCCGGCGCTACGCCGAGATCGTCCGGGAGCGTGCGCTGAGCCGCCAACTGCTGGGCGTAGTGGACAAGGCCCGGGAGCTGGCGCGCGACCATGCTCTGCCCATCGGCGACCGCATTGAGCAGGTGTCGGCGCAGCTGGCAGGCCTGGTGCAGGACGGGCCAGGAGACGAGTGGGTGAGTTCCGACGCCGGCATGGTCGAGTTCCTGAGCGAGCTGGACGAGCGCTGCGTGGGCATCGAGGAACCGTTCCTTCCCACGGGTCTCCGTGATCTGGACCACATCCTCGACGGCGGTACACGGCCTGGCGACTACGTGGTGATCGGCGCACGGCCATCTATGGGCAAGACAGCGCTGGCAGCAACCATCGGCATGCACGCAGCCAAGCTGGGGCAGACCGTAGCCATGTTCTCGCTGGAAATGTCGCGGGCATCGCTGTACGAGCGCCAGGTCGCAATGGAGTCCGAGGTCTCGTTGAGCCTGATCCGCAGGCCCAAGGGCCGCATGCTGGATAGCGATTTCCATGCTGTCACCGACGCAGCAGAGCGCATTCGTCGCCTTCCGTTCTACGTCAACGACCGCACCGGCCTGAACATCAACACGTTGCGCACCAAGGCCCGGGCCCTGAAGCGCCGGCACGGCCTGCGCCTGCTGATCGTTGACTACCTGGGCCTGATGGAGCCCACGAATCCCAAGGACAACCGGACGGCGCAACTCGGGGAGATCTCTCGCAACCTGAAGAAGCTGGCCAAGGAGCTGGGCATCACCGTACTGCTGCTGGTCCAGTTGAACCGTGAGGTCGAAAAGCGCGTGGACCAGATGCCAATGATGTCCGACCTGCGCGAGTGTGGCGACGTCGAGCAGGACGCCGACATCATCATTTTTCCGCACCGCCCCATCCACCTCAAGCCCAGCCTGGGCGATGCCTGGCGGTACTACGCCAGCCTGCGCGTGGCCAAGCAGCGCGGCGGCGCCACGGGCGATCTGAACCTCAGGTATGTGGGCCACCTGGTCCGCTTCGAGAACTGGAACGGCGACAAGCCGAGCACCACCCCTGGCCGTTCGGCCGACTTCGAGTGAAAGAGACCACCATGATCACCTTTACCGTTCCCGGCCAACCCGTCGGCAAGGGCCGCCCCCGCATCGGCAAGGTGGGCCAGCACGCCCGCATGTTCACGCCCGCCAAGACCGTGAACTACGAGGGCTTGGTGGCCCACGCCGCCAGCATCGCCATGGCCGGCCGCGCGCTGCTGGAAGGCGCCATGGACGTTCACCTGCTCATCAACTGCCAGGTGCCGGCCAGCTGGTCCCGCAAGAAGCAGCAGCAGGCCCTGGCCGGCGCCATCCGCCCAACGACCAAGCCGGACATCGACAACATCGAGAAGGCCGTCTACGACGCCATCAACGGCGTGGTCTGGAAGGATGACGTGCAGGTGGTGGATGTCGTGAAGACGAAGCGCTACGCGGCCGCGCCCGGCGTGGTCGTGACGATCAAGCCCGTGGGCGAGCAGGAGCCCTCGGTAGAGCAGGGCGACCTGCTGGGAGCGCTGGCATGAGTGAACACCTCACCGTCCTGCTCAAGACGCCCGAGCAGGGGCATATCGCCGTCAACGGCGCGTGGCGGCAGGTCAAAGGCTGGCTGCGCGAGGGAAAGCGCCTGGTGCTGGAGATCCGGCCCGAGTGCCGGGAGGAGCGCCACAGCCGGCACTTTCACAGCCAGATCAACCAGATCAGCAAGCAGCTGGGAGGGGACTTGGCCAACGTGGAGGATGCCAAGCGCATCCTGATCAGCGCATTCCGCGTGGACACGCTGGACGATGTGCAGTTCCGCGACGAGTGGGTGCGCCTGGGCGAGATGCGGATGGGCCGTGGCCTGCGCGGGGAGGTCGTGATGCTGGGCGTGCCCACGAAGAAGTTCTCGAACAAGCTGGCCAAGGGCTTCGTGGAATGGCTCTATGCCTTCGGCACCGAGGCCGGCGTGGTGTTCAAACCGTGGGAGGACGAGATGCGATGAATTGCTGGCCCTGAAAAAAGAAAGCCCGCACGTGGCGGGCCTCCCCGGACTGTTGTCCTGAGCAAGCAATAGTCTACCGGGAGAAGCCATTGACCACCAGCACCACCACGCCGCAAATCGACGACCGCACCAGCGCCGACATCATCTGGGCCACTATCCAGGACCTGCATACCCAGGGCCAGGTTTGCTCGCGCTCGGAACTGCAGGCCATCACAGGCCTGAAGATGACCATCATCGACGACCACGTTTCACGCCTGATCGATGACGGCCGCCTGCGCCGCATTCGGGATGGTGTCTTCGCGCCAATGATGGGCCGGCCAGAGCCCGAGGCTGTGTCGATGACGGAGTTGCCGGAGGGACTGGTGATCATCGAGGCCGGTGACCAGCAATTGCGCGTCAATGAGGCCACTGCCCGGCGCATTGCCCGCATGTTCCAGGGTTACGCAATGCAGTTCTCCAACATGCAGACCCAGCACGACATGGGCGCCATCCTGACCGAGTTCACGGTGCGCAATCGGCACCAGGCCGACGAGATCCTGGAGCTGCGCAAGGTGGTGCAGCAGCTGCAGAAGAGGGTGCAGGATGGGGATGCGGGGCAGATGGGTTTGCCAATCTAATGCCCGCAAATCGACGGTGACACACGCTGTAACATCGGGGCAACTTGGAGGAGCCTCATGTCTGAACCGGAAAAGTGTCTATCTGTTGGTAAAAATTTCAGTCGCAGGGAGTGGCTGATGCTGATCGTGATTTTGATGATGGCGGAGGCTGGTGCACTGATTGCAAGCCACAGCTTCATGGAGGATCAAAACGTCATAAATTACATTTCATTTGCATCGACTATTGCATCGTTGCTGCTGGCGGTACTCGCTATTGTTTATGGTTTCTATCAATCGGAGTCTCAGAGAAGAGCCGGAGATGGAGTGGACGCCCATCTTAGAAATATCACCGCTACCACAGATAGAATGGCAAAGGTCTCAGATGAGTTGGCATCAAATGCGAAAGCGATCTCTGGCGTTACAGATACTTTGCAGAACCTCAGGGGAGCAATAGACGACACGCACAATAAATTGAATAATCTTGAGGGAGGGATTATTTCAATGTCACAAGGTCAAAGTGGTTTGGTTGAAATGATTAAGATGATAAATCTTAAAAAGGATAGCGAACCGAATAATCAAGATGAGAAAAAAATAAATAGCGATGCTGCTAGGCTGGTTCTTAGAAGTAACACAAGTTATGCAACAGGTTTAATCGCATATTCACTGTGGGTTGCTTTCAAGAAAAATAAAATCGACTCAATGTTTGCCGATGATTTTATGAATGAGTTGGTAAAAGTTCTTGGGAAAGATAATCATATGAATATGGGGGACGCGGAGTGGAAAGCTGTCGCCGGCATACTGTTGACCGTTTTTCACTCTGTGAAAATTGTAAAGTTAAGATGGCATGAAAAAAATGGGAGAGTGATAATTGATTACTCACCAGATGCGGAAGAGATCCTCCACGAAACAGCTGGAAGGACAGTGCTAGAGGCGGAAACTTCTGAGTTCACTAAAAGACTTGATGAAGTTATGGTCGGAATAAACAAAGCGTAAGCTAGCCCCCGCCTAGGGTTGGCCTAAAAGACACGCGCCCGGGAGACTCCGGGCATGCCATCTTCATCGCATCCCGATCAAGCCCCCAGCGCAGGGGGCGCAGCCCCCGGCCCCCGCTCCCCTGACTGGGAGCGCATTGAGCTGGACTACCGGGCCGGCATCAAGACCCTTCGCCAGATCGCCGACGAGAACGGCATCACCCATGGCGCCATCAACAAGCGCGCCAAGCGGGATGGCTGGGAGCGGGACCTCTCCCAGAAGATCCAGGCCAAGGCTGATGCGCTGGTATCCAGGGCGGCGGTATCCAGCCAGGTATCCGCGGATACCAAAGTCCGGGAACGGGCTGTCATCGACGGCAACGCCCAGGCTGTGGCCGACGTTCGGCTGGGCCACCGCAAGGACGCGCGCCGTGTTCGCCAGCTCACCAACAGGCTCATGGACGAGCTGGAGCAGCAGACCGACCCGGCCACCCTGGCCAAGCTGCAGGAACTGGCCGCTGCCGTGGTGGCTCCCGGTGAGAAGCCCGGCCGCGACCGCTACGGCGAACTGCTGGAGGCCGTGATCAGCCTGCCCGAGCGCTCCAAGACCCTGAAGGTGCTGGCCGAGAGCCTGCGCATCGTGGTGGACATGGAGCGCACCGCCTTCGGCATGGACAAGGTTGATCCCGGCGGCGCTGGGCCAGGGGAGGGCGGCGTGGCCCGCATCGCTGTGGAGTTCGTGCGGCCGGCTGCGCGGGAGGACGACGACGCATGAACGCGCCCGCCGAGCTTCCCTTCACCAAGCTGCAGCTGGCCGAGAAGCTGCAGCCCCTGTTCTCGCCCAGGCGCTACAAGGTCATGCACGGTGGCCGTGGCGGCGGCAAGTCCTGGGCTGTCGCTGCTGTCCTCCTGGCCATGGCCGCCGACCGGCCGCTGCGCGTGCTGTGCGCCCGCGAGATCCAGCGGTCCATGAAGGACTCGGTGCACCGCCTGCTGAAGGACACCATCTCGCGCCTGGGCCTGGAGGCGTTCTTCGAGGTGCTGGACTCCGAGATCCGGGGCATCAACGGCTCGCTATTCCTGTTCTCGGGCCTGCAGTCCCACACGGTGGACACCATCAAGTCCTTCGAGGGCGTGGATATCGTCTGGGTGGAAGAGGCCCATGGCGTCAGCAAGAAGTCCTGGGACGTGCTGATCCCGACCATCCGCAAGGAAGGCTCAGAGATCTGGCTGACCCTGAACCCGGACATGGAGACGGACGAGACCTACCAGCGGTTCATTGCCACGCCCAGCCCGGACACGTGGGTCTGCCAGATCAACTGGCGCGACAACCCCTGGTTTCCTGTCGTGCTGGAGGACGAGCGCCAGAAGGCCAAGCGCTCCATGCTCAAGGACGACTACGAGCACATCTGGGAGGGCAAGGCCCGCAAGGTGGCTGCCGGCGCGATCTACCGCCACGAGGTGGAGCACCTGTATGCCGACGGCCGGGCCTGCCGCGTCCCCTACGACCCACGCCTGCCGGTGCACACGGTCTGGGACCTGGGCTGGAACGACGCCATGACCATCACCATGGTGCAGGTCGGCCCGCAGGACGTGCGTGTCATCGACTACCTGGAAGACAGCCACCATACCTATGACTGGTATGTGACCCAACTGGAGAAGCGCCCGTATCGCTGGGGCATCGACTACCTGCCTCACGACGGCAAGACCAAGAACCCGCAGACCGGCAAGAACGCCGAAATGCTGCTGCGCGAGCTGGGGCGCCGGCAGGTCGTGTGCCTGGCCGCGCTGGACGTGGAAGAGGGCATCAAGGCCGCCCGCATGCTGTTCCCGCGCTGCTACTTCGACGCGGCCAAGACGGCGCGCCTGCTGGAATGCCTGAAGCGGTATCAGCGCCACGTCAGCACCAAGACCGGAGAGGCCATGGGGCCGCTACACGACCAGTACAGCCATGGTGCCGACAACTTCCGCTACATCGCTCAATCGGCCGAGCACATGCTGCGCTCACAGCAGCAGCGGCCCGTCGCTCCTCGGGGCGGCGGCTGGCAGCCACTGGACAACGAGATAGGGTACTGACATGCAAGCCACCACCAACCATGGGGGCCTGCTGGCCCAGCAGCAGGACGACAGCGGCGAGCCTCAGCGCGACCTGCGCGCCGAGTTCGTCCTGACGCTCCTGTCCAAGCGCCGCGAGGCCATTGCCGGCCGTGCCGGCTCCGGCATCGAGGAGGAATGGACCGAGGACGAGGAGCACTACCAGGGCATCGACGACGCCAACCGCAGCTTCCAGAACGCCAACCAACTGTACCGCAGCAGGAAGATGGCCATCGTGGGCGGCCAGCCCAAGCAGCAGGGCCCGGCCCGGTCGGTGGTGTTCCTCAACATCACACGCCCCTATACCGATGCGGCCAGCGCGCGCGTGGCGGACATGCTGCTGCCCACGGATGACAGGGCCTGGGAGATCAAGCCGACGCCTCTGCCGCGCCTGAGCGGGCCACAGCTGACCATGCTGGCCCAGGCCATGGGCGCCACGGATCCCGCCGCTGTGCACGCGCAGATGGCGGCCCAGGCGGGCCAGGCCAAGGAAGCCGCCGAGCGCATGCAGCAGGCCATCGAGGACCCGCTGGTGGAAAGCAACTGGCATGGCGAGGTGCGCCAAGTCATCGAGGACTCCGCGCGCATCGGCTCCGGCGTGCTCAAGGGGCCGTTCCCCATCACGCGCACGGCACGCATGACGCGCAAGGACCCGGCCACGGGCCTGACCGAGTTCATCAAGGTGGACGAGATCAAGCCCGGCTCCAAGCGCATCGACGTCTGGAACTTCTTCCCTGACCCAGCCTGCGGAGAGAACCTCCACAACGGCAGCTACACCTGGGAGCGCGAGCACATCGGCCGGCGCCAGATCAAGGAGATGGCGGCCGATCCCAGCTATGAGACTGCCGAACTGCTGGCCGTGCTGCGCGAAGGCCCGGCTCGCACCCGCGAGGGCACGGAAGCCGTCTACCGACCGGGCGAGGACGAGTTCGAGATGTGGATCTTCTACGGCCACTGCGCCCGTGAGCACCTGGCGCGCCTGGGTGTGGAGATGGAGGAGGGCGACGAGGACCGCGTGCCCACCATGGCGGTGATGATCAACGACCGCCTGGTCAAGGTCGTGCTCAGTCCCCAGGACGATGGCGAGTTCCCCTATGACGTGCTGGCCTGGCAGCGCCGCCCTGGCATGCCCTGGGGTGTCGGCATCAGCCGGCAGGTCCGCACGGCACAGCGCATGCTCAATGGTGCAGCCCGCGCCATGATGGACAACAACGGCCTGTCAGCAGCGCCTCAGGTGGTGATCGGGAACGGTGTGACGCCGGAAGATGGTGTCTGGAGTCTGCGACCCGGGAAGATCTGGCGTGCCGAAGCAAATGCGGATGTGTCCGATGTGCGCGGAGCATTCAACGCCTTCACAGTGCCCAGCGCCCAGGTCACGCTGATGAACACCATTCAGTTCGCCCTGAAGATGGCGGAGGACACCACGGGTATGCCAGCCATGCTGCAGGGCATCCGCGGCGATGCACCCAACACCCTGGGCGGCATGCAGATGCAGAACAACAACGCCACCAGCGTGCTGCGGCGCCTGGCCAAGCGCTTCGACGACTACATGACCCGGCCGCACATCCAGCGGTATTTCGACTGGATGATGACCTACTCGGACGACGAGAGCATCAAGGGCGACTTCCAGATCGACGTGCGCGCCAGCTCGGCCCTGGTGGAGCGGGACGCCCAGCAGCAGTTCCTGATGACGCTGCTGCAGGTGTCGGCCAATCCCATCTACGAACTGGACCCAGCCAAGCTGGCGGCCGAGCTGTGCAAGGGCCAACGCCTGGATCCCACCAATTTCCAGTACACGGACGAGCAGAAGGCCCAGCGCGCCGAGCAGGGCCAGGACCCGACGCTGCAGGCCAAGGCGCAGCTGCTGGCCGCCCAGGCCCGCAAGGCCGATGCCGACGCCACCAACACCGGCATGGAGACGCTGTACAGCGGCGTGCAGACCGGGCAGCTCATTTCGATGAACCCGGCCGTGGCCACGCTCGCCGATGGCTTGGCCAGGTCGGTGGGCTTCCAGGACCAGGATGCCGCACCCATCGTGCCGCAGGGCGGATGGATAACACCCCAGCAGCAGCCTGACCCTGGCGCCGTGCCCAACAACACCGACCCGCTGACGCCGCTGCGCCCTGACAGCCCGCTGCTGGGCGTGCGGCAGGGCATCGAGACGCCGGCCGCTGATGGGGCGCGGGGCTGACCCCCGGCCAGGGTTCGTCATAGGCGCTGCTTCGCGGAACACTGGCCTCCATGAACCAGGGCATCGACTTCACCTCACCGACATGGCGCGCCATCGAGCGCCATGCCAACGCGCAGATCGACACCCTGCGCAAGAAGAACGACAGCCCAACCATGGACGCGCTGCGCACCGCTGAACTGCGTGGGCGCATCGCGGCCTGGAAAGAACTGCTGGCACTGGACAAACCAGACCCGGCACATACCGCTGACATCGGTGGCCCCGGCTACTGACCTCGGCACGACACACAGGAGTGCATGACGCATGGACGAGCAACAACAGCAGGAACAGCAGGCTCAACAGCAGGCCGAGGCCCGTGCTCAAGAGGAGGCCGATTTCCATCGCGCCTTCGCTGAGACGTCCGGCACCGAGCCGCCCGCATCCACTGCAGCGCCCGTAGGTGCTGCGGCCGAGCAGGGCGGCAAGGAAGCTGTGACGCAAGAAGCCAGCGAGCAACAGCAGGAGGAGGCCACGGCCGCCGCCGGCACTGACGGGCAGCCCGCCCAGCAGCAGCCGGCCACGACCGAGGAGGACGACCCTGTGGAGTTCGCCGGCCTCAAGCGCAGTGAGCTGCGCCGCCTGCTGGACAACGCCGCCGAGGTGGATGCGATCAAACGCCAGTTGGACAAAGCACACGGGAGCATCGGTGATCTGCTGCGCAAGTCGCAGCAACCCGCTCCTGCGGCCCCAGCAGCCCCGGCGCCCGCAGCGGCGCCCGAGTTGCCGCCCGAACTGAAGCAGTTGGAGCAGGACTACCCCGACGTCGTGCAGTTGGTGCGCCACATGGTTGCAGGCCAGCAACCCCGCCAGGAAGCCCCACCAGCCGAAGCGCAGCAACCCGTGGCCACGGGCGATGCGCCGCAGGAACAGGCCGGGCCCGATCCCATGGCGTTGGAGATGGCTGTGCTGGACCGCATGCACACGGGCTGGCGCGAAAAGATCAGTTCGCAGGAATTCAACCTGTGGCTGAACGCCCAAGGGGAGCAGGTGCAGCAGGAGTTCGCCGAAGCGGCCACGGCCGACGGCATGGGCTCCTTGCTGGGCAAGTACGAGGCATGGACCACCGCCCGCGCCACCGCCGCCGACAAGGCCGCGAAGGGGCAGGCACGGCTCAAGGCTGCCGTCACGCCCAGCGGCAACGCACCGCGCCCCCAGGCCGCGCCCACTGAAGAGGAAGAATTTTTGGCCGCCTTCCAGGCCACCATGGGCCAGCGCTGAGATAGCCAGGCCCGAAGGAGAACATCATGGCTCAATACGAAAGCGGCAACCCGGCGCCGCGGATCGGCAAGATCAAGGGCGACATCCTCGCCCACGCTGTGGCGAGCGAAGTGCTGGGCATCACTGGCCAGCAGCGCGCGCTTCCCAAGAACCAGGGCAAGACCATCGTGCACCGCCGCTACCTCCCCTGGGGTGCAGCGAACACGGACTGGAACACCCGCAACCGGCCGCAGGCCAATCCTGTGGCCCACGAGCTGACCGAAGGCGTCACGCCCGGCGCCGACACGCTGGTGCCGCAGGACATCCAGGTCACGCTCAAGCAGTACGGCTGCCTCTACCAGCTCACCGACCAGACGGTGGACACGTACGAGGACGACGTGCCGGCCGAGATGAAGAAGCAGTGCGGCGAGCGCATTGCTCTGGTCCGCGAGATGATCCGCTACGGCGTGCTCAAGGCCTGCACCAACGTGTTCTATGCCGGCGGCGGTGCCAGCCGCGCTGCTGTGAACGCGAAGATCAGCCTGAACCTGCTGCGCAAGATCAGCCGCAATCTGCAGGCCAACCACGCCAAGCGCATCACGGGCATCCTGTCGCCCTCGGCGATGATCGCCACCAAGCCGGTGGAAGCCAGCTACCTGGTCTTCGTGCACACGGACGCCGAGGCTGATATCCGCGACCTGCAGGGCTTCGTGCACGTCAGCGCCTACGGCAGCCGCAAGCCGGTTCACGCCCAGGAAATCGGCTCCTGCGAGAACTTCCGCTTCATCACCAGCGCGGAACTGGCGCCCTATGCCGGCGCGGGTGCAGCCATCGGCAGCACGGGCCTGACGGGCGCGACCAACGTGGACGTCTACCCGTTCATCATGGTCGGCGAGGACGCCTGGGGCCAGCTGGCACTGCGTGGCTCCGACTCCATCGACCCGACCTACATCCCGCCCGGGGTGAAGGACAAGAGCGATCCGCTGGGTCAGCGCGGCTACGTGGGCGCCAAGTTCTACATGGCCTGCACCATGCTCAACGAGGGCTGGATGGCGGTGGCCGA